GTGTTGATTGTATTGCTGAATATGAAGGTGAACTTTCAGTTATTGATTTTAAAACTTCTAAAAGAATTAAAACAAAAGAAAGTATTCAAGACTATTTCTGGCAAACTTGTGCCTATGCTTTGATGACAGAAGAGCTAACTGGAATACCTGTTAATGATTTGGTTATTATTATGGCTGTTGACAATGAGAAACCAATTATATTCAAAGAAAAGACTGAAGATCATATTGAAGGTTTACTCAAGGCTATTCAATTCTATAATAATCAATCGTAAATGCCACTTGCCTTTAAACTCAAACAGGTGTGGCATTTACGACATCTTTTAATACTAGCTTCTTCATAGATTGGTCGCCTACAACTCCAGAATTTATTCTTTAATGAATCTGGTAGAGAATCAAATATCTCACGTTTGGTCATATCAATACACGGAAATATTGTTGGTACTTTGGTAAATGCCTCACGTATTTTAGCAGAACGAATACGTCTTTCTTCAAGTGCTGCATTGTTATCTTCAGCATTCATACCATAAGCAATAAACTTAATTTGTGGATTAACAGAAGCAATAAATCCAGCAAATAGACTCATTGTATCTGTATCAAATAGAAACCGAAGACCAGTTGGTGTATCAAATACTGGTGAATTAATTCCACTATCCGAATATTCAAATTCAAAGCCTAAATTCTTTAACTCTTCAAGAGCAACCTTAACAGTAATAGCTTCCGCTCTTTGTCTATTCTCCACATTTTGATTATGAACGTGGTGTATGTGTATATTGTATTGGTTGTAATCGGTGTCGGTCAGTAATCTATAAATCATTCCTAGACTGTCCAAACCACCTGAATACATGGCTAAGATTGTTTGTTTTGATTCCATATATAAAATGTGTATACTTCATTAATAGTATGTTCTTTAGGTTGTGGTGTCAACTCATGAGCACGAGGATAATAACAGGCATATTTTGGATTCCAATCAGGATTTATAAATGTTCTAGAAATAAATCTGTCACAATGATTGGGTATGACTGATAGTAATTTTTTGGTGAATTCTACACCAAAAGCTATACCACCATCAAGAATGATTGTGTCCCAATGTTCATCAATTGTAAACCAATCTTTTTTTATTATTTTAGGATCATCATATATTGGATCAAGGTCCCATGCTTCTGTACATATAGGCAGTAAAGCCCAAGTACAACCTAGAAGTAATATTCGGCCTTTACAATAACTTTTATAAACATCACAATCGCTTGTTGATGGAATACAACTAGGACTTATTTTTTGAAGGTTTTCCCAATGCCAATGTGACTTATCAGGCCATTCAGTTATTTCATTCATCATATATACTATACTATACTATTATTAATTAAGGGACACTATGAAGAAACTATTTATACTACTTCTGTCCGCCGTGACGTTATCATCGTTCGGTTGGACACAAAGAGCACCACAAGATCCAAACACTTGTGCTGTACATGCACCATACGGATTTCCACAATCAATTAAACCTGTTGGTGCTATCTGCCGTCAGGCATATTTCGTTGGTTATGATTCGGCTGCAAAACTACCTGAGTATGTTACATATACACTTACACCACCAAATGCAATTGGTTGTGTGGCCAGAACAAATGCATTTGCCACAGACCAATCTATACAAAACGGACCAAGACCAGATGATTATGCTGGTACTGGTTACGACAAAGGCCACATGAGTCCTGATGGTGATTTAAGTTGGGACCAACAAGTAGAATATGAATCATTCTTAATGACCAATATGTCACCACAGGCAGGTTCATTGAACCGTGGTATCTGGAAACTCTTGGAAACATCTGTAAGAGGATGGGCAGTACAACTCAATCAGCCATTCACAATTTATGTTGGTGGCATCTATGACGCTAACGATAAAAAGATTGGTTCTGGTGTTGTAGTACCACATGGATTCTATAAGATTGTTATTAATCAAGCAACAGGTCAAGTTGCTGGTTGGGAGTTTCCACATGTTGCACCATATCCAAACCTTGGCAATGATTTGACTAAATTCCGTAAAGGTGTTGGTCAAATTATGGCTGCAGGTTGTGTACAGTTTGCCTTCCCTGCAAACGCAAAAGAGTTACCAGTAGGTCAAGAATGGCCTGTAGATTTTGGTGCTTTGACTAAAGCCAAACGTGCCAAATGTGGTAACAATGCTTCGGATGACTAAATAATCCATTGACATTCTAAAAAAGGTGTGTTATAATGAAGATTAAGAAACTAATAATGAAATTAAATCGTGCTGAGTTTGAACATAAACTCAACAAGGTAAAAGAATTATGGTTTAAAATTCTAAAGAAATCTATAAGACATAAACATACAGAATCAGTTAGATGATATCTGATATTGTATTATTCTTATCCATAATTGCTATCGTTATAGTTAGTGGATTATGGATATGGGCATATTACAATGATCGGTTATAGTTGTATGAAGTAAATCAAAAAGCACTCAAGACTCGGGGGCAGTGCCCGAATGGTCCACCAATTATTTTTTCCAGATAATAGAAGATAATTGATGGGCCATACACAGGATCGATTGGGTAACAAGTAGATGCATGGACAACTCATCACAGAGAGATGTAAAAAGTAAATTAAACTAAACGCAAACGATGAAAAGTTCGCATTAGCAGCCTAAACGCTGCTTAGGGTTTCGGTAGGTTTCCTCGTAACAGAATAACCTATCATTTTAATAAACACACACTCACACACAAGGAGAAATCTATGAGTAAAACACCTTATGAAATTCGTTTTCAATTATTGGAAATGGCTAAAGACTTGCTTATGCAAGACTTTTTTAGTAAAAAGGAATCGGTTATGCAAGAATGGCATATGAAATTGGAAGTTGATAAATCAACTCCTTTACCTGAAATTCCAAGTTTTCCAAATGAAAGTGACATTATTGCAAAAGCAAAATTGTTAAATAGTTTTATCTCTAACGAAATATAAACGCAGACTAGGGTTCGGTGGATTCCTCGTAACAGAATATCCACCATTAATTTTAAATAACAAGGAGTTTGAATGGCAACGACAGTAACAATTGGACAAGTACCAATTAATACAACATATAGCTTAGTTACAGGCACTACAAGTGGTGTAGGTACAGGAGCTAAATTTAATGTAACAAAAACAAATGGTGTTTATACGACAGTAATTGATCCTAATAATTTGGGAACTGGTTATGCTGTTGGTGATATCGTAACAATTCCAGGTGCTTCACTAGGTGGTTCTGCTGCTAACTTTGATATCGTTACAGTTTCTAGTATTGCAACTGGTGGTAAAATCTCCACATTTGGAACAGTAGGAACTGGTCAAGTTGGTAATGGTACAAACTATACTGTTATTAAAGTAGATGGTACAACTGGTGTTGATACATATCCAATTCTTGGCAAGAGCACAGACTTTACAGTTACTAATGATTTGACAAATAAGAATATTACAGTTGTTTCTTTGTTAGATATTACGGCTTCTTTTAAATTGGATAACCATGAGCGTGTAGTGTTCTCTGATAAAGCAACAGCATTTGATATTACTGGTAATGCTGGTGAAGTATATGCTTTGTTGAAAGCCTCTTTTGGTGGTACAGTCAACAAAACATATCAAGGCCTTGGTATTGCTTTAGAAGATGCAGGCACAACAAGTTTGGGTATTTCTGACCTTATCGTCAACTCAGCACCATTCAAAGCATTGGCAACCGACAATACAAATTTTGTTAATCTTGTATATACAAATGTTATGGGTACTGCACCAACAATTGCACAAGCATTACCATTCATCAATGCTTTGGCTGCAGGTACATCAACACAAGCGCAACTGTTAAACACAGCTGCACATCTCTCTACTTTTCAACAAACTCTTGGTTTGATTGGAGTAGCGCCAGCAACAACTGGTGTTCTTTCGACTGCTGGTATTGATTATATACCTTCAGTTTAATTCATTTCAAAGGAAATCAAAAAATGAAAAAAATCGTACTAGCAAGTTTAATCGCATTATCTTTGGGCGCATCAGCAGCTGATTTCGTATCAGTTGATGTAGACCATGTAAGAGATAGCAAATCTAAACAAATCAGTACTGCCGAATATGTTCGTGCTGGTAAAGAAATTGCCGGTCTACAACTAGGTCTACAAGAACGTACAGGTATCTATCACAATGGTGCAGGTACATTTACAAGTCTTGAAGGTACAGTAGGCAAGACAATTGGTCCAATCACACCATACATTGGTTATGGTTATGACAATGGAGTATCAGGTAAGCCAGCATCAAAGTATGACTACGGTCTTATTGGTGCTAATGTTGGTGTAAAAGCAGGTCCAGGTTTTGCCTTGGCTGGTGTTAAGACCCGTGTAAATTGGGATAGTGCTAATCCAAAGCAGACAGTTGCTTTCGGCACATACAGCGTTCCAGTTACAAAAGGTGTAGCAGTTAATTTGAATCTGAGCAAAAGCTATCAGACAATTACTGAGAACGCCTACGGTCTCGGAGTATCCTTCAACTTCTAACAGTTGTGGATGATTGGGTTAGGGGAACCCATTAAAACCCCGATTCAAAGGAGAACTAATGAAGTTTCTTTTAATAAGAACTTTTGTGGTATTGCTTTCTTTAAGTTTTTTACCATTACTCGCAAATCCATTAACAAACAATCCACTATACGAAATAAGTCACGAATTCAATAAACAATTACTATGCATGGCTAGAAACATCTACTATGAAGCCGGTAGAGAACCTTACGAAGGTAAACTGGCAGTAGCACAGGTTGTCAACAATAGGGTAAACAGTTCTAAGTTTCCCAAGACTATATGTGAGGTCGTATATCAAAAGATAAACAATACATATCAATTCTCATGGGTTGGAGAAAATGTATCCACCCAAATGAACAAGTATGTATGGGAAGAATCTTTGATGGTTGCTAAGAAGTCTATGACCAATAGTAACATACACGAACTCTTATCTAAAACTAAAGCCATGTATTTTCATTCGGTTTCGGTTTCACCTGATTGGAACCTTAAGCGTGTGACTAAGATTGGTAACCACATCTTCTACGCATCCAAATGACATCTAAATTCACAATAGAATATCCAGATGGTAATGAATTTTTTCTGATTAAGCATGTTTACCAACTTTTGCCTGAAACTGGCTTGCCTCATGAAGAAACTCATAGTATAATACTATCTATTGATGAAATTAAAGAAGTGACTAAACTATTAAATGAATATGCCAACGAAAACAGAAATAAATGAATTCAGTCTTCTGATTGAAAACTTATCCTATGAGGAGAATCTTCCTTATATGGATGCCATACTACACCATTGTGAACAAACTGGTATGGAAATTGAAGTAGCATCAACACTACTAACCTCGGTTTTAAAGGCCAAGATTCGTGAAGAGGCAGAAGAAGTTAATCTATTAAAGAAAACATCTAAGCTGCCTATATGATTGAATTGGTTCAAGTTATCACACAAGAACAAAAAAGTTTGGTAAAAAGTATTATTGAAACACACCACTCTTATGTACCTACAAATTCATCTGTTGGTCGTAGGATTGATTGGTTGATATACCAAGATACGGATACTTTACCTGAATGTATTGGTATGATTGGCCTTGGTTCATCCGTATATCCTCCACCAAAAGATATTTTGAATTATTTGAAAGTGACCAAACAAGAATACAAATTGATATTCAATCAAATATCCAACAATTGGCGTTTCTGTTTTAGTAAGTCAGTTAAAAATGCTGGCACTCAAACTCTTAAACAATTAAGACAAAAAGCACCATCAGCCTGGAAACAAAAATATGGTGATGACTTGAAACACATCATTACTTTTGTTGGTGCAGGTAAAAATGGTGCAGTTTATTTGGCGGATAATTGGTCTAGGATTGGTGAAACCTCAGGTTTACCGGCACACAAATCATCCTCCATGAAATGGAATAATAAAGAAGAATTAAAAGAATTGTTTGTAAAACCTACGGGTGAAAATAAGAAAATTATCTTAATCAAATCTTTATAGGATCATTTATGCCAAGCAAAGAATATTATGAAGGTCGTGATATGGAAAATAACCTTTCATTACAAGACCAATTGAAGAATATCTTTTTATTTGATGATGTTTTTTCGGATGGATCTAATTCAACCAAAACCGACATCTATGGTGTTAAAGGTAATGAAAAGTTTTCTGTGTCAGTTAAGAATGTATCTGGTCCAAACACACAAGTGCATTTAACTACACTCAAAAAATTAAGCAAAGCTTTGAGTATACCTGAAACTGTGGCCACTAAATTAAAATATTGGCTTGGTGATGAAGATGAATTTGATTCTTGGCTAAAAGAAGGTTTATCTTCTTATGAAAAAAATCATAAAAGGATATCAAGCCATAATATTGAAGAATGGTCAACTGTAGAAAACTGGTTCAATGCCAACAAAACAAATATTTCTCGTCTGTTAATAGAAGGTGACAAAATAGATAAAACAAAATATTTGATATGGTCAAATAAAAAGACCAAAAAATTTGAAGTTATAGATGTTTCAAAGTTGATTGAGTTTATTGATAATGAATGTGTTTGGATTACACAACCAAATGGTACGGTGTTAAGATGTGTAAATCAAAACAACAAACCTATTTTTCATTTACAGATGAAAGGTAACAGACAAAATGGTGGGTATAATCATACACCACAATTTCATATTCATTCTTATTGGCCAAAAGATATTATATTATCCGATGGATTTATCTAATGGTAATTTTAAGAATATTCCGAATTTTAGGCTTGACAGAAGCCTAAATATAATATATAATGATATTTCGTGACAATACTCCGTTCATACTCCGTTATACTAGAAAGGTAAATTATGGATTTTTCTAAATTGAAAACTGGCTCAGGCAACCTCGCCAAACTAAAAGCCAAAGTTGAAGAACTAAGTGCTTCTTCAGAAGGACCCTCCAACAAAGACAACTACTGGAAACCAGAAGTAGATAAAGCTGGCAACGGCATGGCTACGATTCGTTTTCTACCAGCATCCCCAACTGATGGTGAAGATGGACTCCCTTGGGTTAAAGTGTTCTCTCATGGATTTCAGGGTCCTGGTGGTTGGTTAATCGATAACTGTTTAACTACCAACAATCAACAATGTCCAGTATGTGAACACAACAACAAATTGTGGAACTCTGGCGTTGAAGCAAACAAGAATGTTGCTCGTAATCAAAAGCGTAAGCTCAATTACACAGCAAACATCTACATTGTATCTGATCCAAAACATCCTGAGAATGAAGGCAAAGTCTTTCTATTCAGATTTGGTAAGAAAATCTTTGACAAGATTACAGAGGCAATGAATCCTGCTTTT